CGTTTCGTTCACGCCTTGCAGTTCGAGAGCGGTGCGCTGAGTCTCGGACAAAGCGACGCTCTCTTGGGTGATTTCTTCGGACATAGTATTTTCTCCTTTTTGTCCTGAGTACACGGATAGAAATTTTCCACCACGTGCGGGATTTATAACCACGTCAACAGATTTGACGTGGACAATCTTTGTAACTTGTCCTTGTTTGTTCAATTTGACATTGACTACCATCGAAAACCCTACGGTTTGCATGATAGCGATGTCGCTCTTTGCCGCTTCTCGCAAAGCGAGAAGTATTTCAGCGGCGGGACCCGACGCTCTGAGTTTCGCCTGGATACCCTGCTCTGCTTCGTTCCACGATGGAGTCTGTAATGTCCCTGCCAAGTCTCTGACGGATGGTGCGTTACCGAGACCTGCATGATCTATGAATACAGGTAGACGGTCAATCATGTCCACGGACTGCATCAGGACTTCACGGCTGAATGAGATGCCGTGTCCTTTGGCTTCTCCGGCATTGATAGCGAGAATGTCAAAGCCTTCATCGGTGGGTGTTGCAGATAGTTGGATGGAATAATCTTGCATGGGTTCTCCTTATTGTGCTCCACAGGGTTTATTGAACTCTGGGAAAATTGGTGTTGTTGATTCACTTGGTGACACAACGACATTTACTCCGTAGCTATGCCAACGTCCTGATCTCACTGGCAGTGTTCCGAACTGCGCTGGCGTTCCGAACTGCGCTAGTGATACTGGCTCCGGCTCTGGACTGTGGGCTGTGTGGTGCGAGAAGTTTGTCTCTGTCACTGCATCTGAACAGGACGCCCATGCGATACCCCAACGTTTCTTTCCGCCTACGAGTGTGAATTGCACGAAGCGGAATTTTACGTTTTGTGGCATACCCCTTTGCCGGATTGCGATAAGTTTTTTGTTCGGGTTCTTTGGCATTATTCAGGTTCTTTCGTATCAGTGGGGTCAGTCTTTGGGTCGGTAACTGTACTGCTTGAATTGTTGTCAACTGCTGGCTTTGTGAGTGGCTTGCGTTTGATCGTGGGAACTTTCTCGCTGTCCCATATTTCAGCGAAAGTCTTATAGACAAGTCGCATGAATTCTTTATCGTCAATCGCTTCTCGGTCAAGCATGTCTGCCAGATTGGGATATGCTCTACCGAGTGCCATAGCCAGTGTTGCATTATCTCTTTCGGTAATGTCTGGTCCTTCAATCCAGACATTAGCGGCAGAGTCCAGTCCTTTGATCTGTAACGCTATGCGTGCCATAGATATAAGCATCTCGAAGAAATCATTTTGCATTTCTTCGAGCGTGCGGAACGTGGGTGTCCCTGCAGCTTCGGCTGTGGTTGAGATTGCACTTTCGCCTTCGGCGTGCCAGTGCATCGGATGACCGATGCCATCCATGATCATTTTCTTGATTGCGTTTCCGTCCATGCTGGCGTCGAAGGCGTCCAGATTGGCGGATAGGATGCCCCATTCTTCGCCGTTGTTGGCGTTCATCACGAGTACACTTCCGCTCTTGGGGGGATTGGCATTGAGTTGTTTTTCTCGTGTGGCTCGCTCGATCTCGTTGGTGTACTGTCCACGAATGACGTACATAAATGCTGTGCGGAACTGGTTTAGTCTTACTCTATTCTCTAGCCACGATGAGAAGCGACCTATCCATACCAGTAGCGGCGACAAGTCCGCTTCGCCCCAGGGCGAACCAATGGGCTGGTTGCTGGCGTAGTGAACCATGAATAGATTCTGTGTGTCTGCGCCATTGAATGTCTGCCACGTAGTTGCTTGTTCGTTTTCTTTGACGTAACCCAATATCTGCTCTACGTCATTTTCGGCTGTCTTGATCTCGTCAATCTGTTCGGCTGGAACTGCACGAATGATTGACATACCATCTGCCAGAACGTTGAACAGGAAGAATAGATTGCCAGTGCGAGTATCTTCGTCCTTCCAGCGTTTGACATTGCGATTGAACTGGTTGAGTGGATGGTCCCACCATGCTTGTAGGAAGGCTTGTACTTCTTTGTTGTCGCTCTTGATTACGAGTCCCTTGCCGATTGCGAAGCTGGTTTGCAAGCGGACAATGCGGCGTGCGATGGGATTGACACGCCATGCTCTGAGGCTTTCTGCGAATATCTTTTTTCTGTCCCATGAACTTCGACCTTCATAGAGTCCTGAGAGTCCACCAGTGAAAAAGTTATTATCTCTTTCGGGGGATAGGCTGAGTGCGGCTTCAAGCGCATCATTGGCAACTGCCAGTGATTTCGTAAGCTGTGCAACTGTGGGTCGTTTTGTAGGCATTAGTATCTACCATCCATTTCTTTTAGTACGTCTGGTTGTTCGATGATCGTGGTCTGCATGGGTACAAACCAGTCCAGTAGATCGAGTTGAGTCACGAGTGCGTCTGTCAATACAATATCATCATGAATGAGTTGTCCCTGGGTGTTGCGAGTTCCGTCTTTCACGCCCCATCTCATCGTCTTGTTGGGTCCAATGAGGATTTCACTGCGGCAAAATGTGTACTGCTCTCTGGCTTTCTCGGTGTGGTCGTGGTCACGCAAGCGACCTGTATCTATAATGCCAAGTAACGCATATCCCATTTCGGATTTAGATTGAGCGGTGAATTTGAATCCGACTGTACGGGTTGGGTATTTCTTGGCGAACATGCCCCATAATCCCTCCCCTACTCCGGTGGCATCAATGATGATGTAATTGGCGTGCCATGCTTCCACGAGTGCGGCAACTGCTGAGAACACGTCCACGTGGTTGACGCCCTGCCATTCAAAGCGTTTGACAATGTGATAGATGGGCTTTTGTGTGATGGATAGATCGCTTAGGTCAATGCGGATGATGTCAACCGTGACATAATCCCGTCCGGGGTTACGCATACCATCGAGTTCGATGATGGCTTCATCCTGCCCGCCGACATCCATGAGTAAGGCGTAGGTGGCGTTTGGATCTGGCAATGGATCTGTGTAGGCTTCGGCTTGAAGCATGGCAAGTCGTCCGGCATTGAACATGCCTGCGATTGCGTCAATCGTCTCGCAGAAATATTGTGTCTTGACGAGTGGGTGTTGTCTGCCAAGTTTTGCTATTTCGTTGTCCACGAATACGCCATAGTTGGGAACTACTTTGCGAACATCATCGCTGTTGTATTTGAACAGGCGGCGGATGCCGTCCGCTTTTTCGGCTTCGATGGCGTGGAGTTCTTCACGATGTAGCAGTGTATCGCTGGTCCATTCGGTTCCAAAGAATACCCTGGTAGCGTTTGTGGATGCGACCATCGGGGCGAATTTCTTATCATAGATTACGGGGTCAATGTCCTGCGCTTCGTTGATAATGAGCAGGAGCGAAGCGACTGCGCCGACTACGTTGGCACTTTTATCGCCTGAGAGAAAAGATACTTTTGCCTTGCCGACTATGCGGATAAAGTCTGAGCGTTTCTTCCAGAACATACGGGTCATTAGGTTTGTTGACAAGCGGGATTCGAGTCTTTCGATGGCATTGATTGTCTGCGGCTTGTAGGTGGGATTGGCTTCAACAATCCCGACTTCGTAACCCGAGAAGCGGGTCAGAAGATAGGCTTTGAGATTGGCGGCAAGTTCATCCTTCCCGCTTTGGCGGGAAATGATCACTACAAAAGATAAGCCTTGCTGGTGTTTGATTGAATTGAGGATTGCTCTGGCTGGCTCGATCTGGTATGGGCGTAGTTTTATCCCGCTTCCGGTCTGCGTGAAGCGGGGAAATGATCTGACGCTGGCTTGTACGGTCTGATAGAACGTGCTCATAATTCCTTGTATGGGTCAAGTGACATAATGGCTTCCATGATCGTTTGGGCTATCTCGCCGCCGCCGCCGCGTGCGAGTAGCTTTGTGCGGGTTGTCGTATTGATTACCTGGATGATATTAGCCAATGTATTGAGTGCCTTTAGTTCATCTTCGCTGAGGTCGTTGAGTGATATGTTCTCACGCAGTTTGTAGACAATGGCACGCAGTAGTTTGATCTCATCGTCAAGGTCTATGTCTTTTAGTTTGTTGAATCTGGCTTGTTCCTTGACTGTTAGAAGTTCCGAATAAAATCCGTGTTTGAGTGCGTTCTTGTTGCGCTTCTGTGCACCGGGCTTACGTTTGGTTGTCATGGTTTTTGATCAGCATAAACAAAAGACGCTGGATGAATAAGAGTTCTTTTATTGCCATGTCACGACCGCATGAACAGTGACGATCTCCGCTGTGAATGTGGAAGGAGCAGGATGTATCGTGTTGTTTGAGACGGCGGAAAATGTTTGCCATGTTATCTCAGTATCCAGCGGGTAATTTCGAGAATGACAATCCCCAGTATTGGAGTAATCATCGCCCATCGCCACTTCGTGCGCTCGGCTTCCGCTTTTGTTTCTTTCTCGGCTTGCGCCGCAAGATATTTTGTAAGGGCATTGTCCAGTTCCCCCAACCTTTTATGATCGTTGTCTTTAGCGGTGGCAATGTCACCGATGACTTTGAGTGCATCCCGAATGACAGCCGTCATGAATTTCAACCCAATGCGGGTTGTGAAGTTCACATCGTCTGCGATGAGTTCATCGAGTTTTGCGATGACACTATCAGTTTGAGTCACGGTTTGAAACCTTGTATCCGTGCCCATGTGATAAGTTTCTCTATCACCTGGGGATCTGGAAGTGTTTGTAACGCTGCGCAGTATTCATCTTCCCCGATTCGAATTGCCATGTATTGACGATCAATCCGTGAGACTCTCCCCCATGTTTCGTTTTCTGTTTCGATGATGTCGCTAAAATCTACAACTACTCCGCTGGCGATGGTCTTGCCTGCGAAGCTGGTCATGGTTGGTCCCGTGCGCTGGATTGTGCTTCTCAATACAACGTATTGCATGGTGTAGTCCTTTGTGATTGACGGCGAACAGTAGTGCGCTCCTTTGGCGGAGACGCAAAACGGCGAACAGTATTTCTACTGTTCGCCGTCAGTGGTTATCTTTTAACACATTTATTCTGTTATTGTCAAATAGTAACAAGGTCTTTCGTTAGATTATTTGGATTGCCAATCGAGAATATATCTACTCCTTGCAAGGGTCTTTCCAGCGGTTTGCGTTAGCGGCGGTTGGTGGAATTCCACAAACCACAGTTAGGGCAATAAACATCGTTTTCAGTTACTTCATTTTGGCAACCCGTACAAACCGTCCGCTGCACGCTTTGTTCGGCGGCGACATGATCGCGGATTATCTTGCTCATGT